GTTACTTTGATAACTATAAAATCAGTATTCTAAAGGAGATTCGTATAGGTGAATTATGCAAGTAAAGTTTGAAGCGTTAATAAAAGAATTGAAAATAAAGTCTTTAGTCAGTTTGGATAAAGAGGCACGGTTGGTATTGCAATTTCAAGCAGATAACGATATCCTGAATAAGCTAAATAAAATACACAAGCCAGATGAGCTTGTCAAAGTGGTGATGATTAGTGATGAAGGAGAAACTTAAACATAAAGAAGCCTTTGAATATTACTATAGTTTAGGTGATAAAAGAAGTTTAAAAAAAGTAGCCCTTCAATATACTTGTAGTATACCAGCTGTCAAAAAATGGAGTATAGCATTTAACTGGCAAGACCGTATCGAATTGAGGGATATTGATAATGGTAAAAAATTGGAAGCTAAGACTGATAAGGCAGTAGTAAATTCAAAAGCTGATTATCGAGCATTAATTAGAAAGACCGTTGACCTTTATAAAAAAAAGTTAGATGATGGTAAAATTATAATTAGTCGACCGCAAGACCTTGATATACTTGCCAAACTTGACCTTACTATGATGGGTGAAGCTACCGAAAGAGGGGAATTAAATATAACCAATGCCAAACAGAAACTCGTTGATAAAATCAATAGCATTGCTAAGCGAGCAAGAGAGGGCAAACCTGCTAAATAGCTTAACTGATGAGGAAGCCGAAGATTTACTTTACGATTGGTCAGTATGGGCAAGACCTCATCAATTACCACCGCCTGGTGAATGGTTAACATGGATGATATTAACAGGTCGAGGATGGGGAAAGACCCGCACAGGTGCTGAATGGGTAACCGACCAGGCTAAAAAGGGGGCTAAACATATTGCCTTAATTGGCCAGACTAAAGCAGATGTTAGAGATACCATGATAGAGATTGGTCCCTCTTCAATCCTTAAGATATCAAATCCTAAATTTTACCCTAAATATGAATCATCTAAACGAAGGATAGTCTGGCCTAATGGATGTATAGGAACAATATATTCAGGTGATGAGCCAGACCAGGTAAGGGGTCCTTCTCATGACAGGGCATGGATTGATGAGCTGGCTAAATTTAAATATCCACAAGATATCTGGAATAATCTAATGTTTGGCCTTCGAGAAGGTGAAGATATGCGTATATTAGTAACCACTACTCCCCGGCCTATTCCCATTATAAAGAATCTTATAAAAGACCCGAATACTATCCCTATCAGAGGTAGCACGTATGAAAATAAAGACAATCTACCTAAAAAATACTTTGATTATGTTATTGCACCTTATGTAGGCACTCGATTAGGTAAGCAGGAAATTGAAGGTAAGATATTAGATGATAACCCTGACGCTTTATGGACACGAAAGATTATTGATAATAATCGAAAGAATAAATTCCCGGAATTAGTTAGAGTAGTAATAGCAGTTGACCCTGAAGCTACTGCTAATGAAAAATCATCTGAAACAGGAATAATTGCTATTGGTTTAAGTGCTGATGGTCACGGGTGGTTATTAGGGGATGATAGTTTAAGGGCGAGTCCTGATGAGTGGGGTAATGCAGTTGTAACCGCATATCATAAATATAATGCTGATAGGATAATTGGTGAGGTTAATAATGGCGGTGATATGATAGAATATGTTATAAAGACCGTTGACCCCAATGTTTCATATAAAAGCGTAAGAGCAAGTAGAGGGAAATATATAAGAGCTGAACCGGTAGCCGCTTTATATGAGCAGGGGAAGATACATCATATTGGAAACTTCCCAGATTTAGAAGACCAATTATGCGAATGGGTGCCAGGAGAAAAATCACCGGATAGATTAGACGCTTTAGTTTGGGGTGTGACTGAATTGATGTTAGATGAGGTTGGCGACCCTTATTTTCTTACTTTATAGTTAATGAATAAATAAATTTGACATACTTAATTATCTATGATATATTTATTATGTATGTATAGCTTAAAGGTTTTTTGCCTGCCCTGTGGCGTGGTAGCCTGATAAAGATATTGAATGCAGTAGGTTAGGTTTGAGTCCTGTAAAAAGAGTTAATCCTTATTTAATGAATTAGTCCTACACTTTTTTGCAGACCAACTGCCAGGGTAGGCAAATAAATAACATTTAGTAAATAAAATCAAATAACCCGAGAACGCCATTGAGCGTCTTTGAGATGTTTAACCGACATTTTAGAGACGCTTTTTTTATTTTGTTTATGAAAGGGGTGATTCAATATAAAAATAACAATACCCTTTACAGACCGAACCTTCAATATAACTATCCCTAAATCTACCGACCGAGATGTTACTAATGAGAGTTATTGGGATGGCACATTTGCCGATATATTTTCTACCGGTGGCAATAAGAACTCTACCGAACAGCTAAAAGCCTATCAGGGCTGGACAGGCGACTGTGTATCGCTTATAGCTGAACGATGTGCCTCAATTCCATTAAAATTATATAAAGATAATGAGCTAATCGATAAACATCCCTTCTATGAACTACTGCAAACATGGAATCCCTTCACGACAAAATTTGAAGGCAAGGAATTATTGCAGATATATTTAGATTTGACCGGTGAATGTTATATCAATATTGTCAAAGATAGTATAGGCAGGCCACGTGAGTTTTATTTTAGACAGCCGGATAAGATGACCCCGGTAGTCAAAGACGGCATTATCGACCACTACATTGAAAGGGTTGGCCTATCCGAGAAGCGATACGAGACGAAAGATATATTATATTTTAAATATCCCAGTCCCACTAATCCATACAGGGGAGCAAGCCCTGTCCAACGTAAAGCCTATGCATACGATACCGATAAATATAACATGATATATCAGTTAAATATATTTAAAAATGGAGTGCATTTAAAGCAGGTGCTGGAAGCTGAAAAAACTATACCAAAAGAGCAGGCAAAAAAGATACTAACTTTATTCGACCAGACTTATGGCGGGGCAAGCAATGCACACAAGACAGGATATTTGGGTGGCGGCATGCACTTAAAGACTGTAGGCGTATCTAATAAAGATATGGAGTTTATGTTACTTGCCGAATGGACTATGCGACAGCTGGCCAGTGCTTACCATACTCCACCGCAAAAGCTATCACATCCAGAAAATACTAATCTTGCAAATATGACAGCCCTTGATACAGCATGGAATAGAGAATGTATCTTACCACGTTTAGTTAGACAGGAAGAGGTATTTAATACTTTCCTATTGCCGATGTATGGGGATACGGGGTTATATTGCAAATATGACAATCCCGTTCCTGTCGATAATGAGTTTAGATTAAAACAAAGGGAAAGCAATCTTAAAAATTATGTAATTAGTCCTAATGAGGCAAGGGTTGAAGATGGGCTTGATGAGGTTGACTGGGGTAAATTACCACTTGCACCGTTTAGTATTGCTCCGTTAGATGTGTCTAAACCAGCTAAGCCGAAACCTGAACCAGAGCCGAGCAAGGCAGTTAAGGTTATTAAGGCGGTTAAATATACTGCCGAATATAAAAAACGCTTTTGGGAATTATTTATTAAACGAATTACGCCTCATGAAAACGAGTTTAAACGGGGAATTATCCGCTTGTTTCAAGAGCAGGAAAACCGAGCGTTAAGGGCTTTGCGAAAAGGTAAAGCTATAACTAAAAATGTTGATGATGTATTAAGAATTACTCACGATGAGCGTGAGATAATGAAGTTTACAGAGTTTGCTTTGCCACGAATAACCGAGATGGTTAAAATAAACGGTCAGGCTGCTATGGCTGAATTGGGCGTAGAAATAGCTTTTGATATAACCAATCCTAAAGTTATTAAGTGGATAAAAGACAGGTGTGGTTTGCTTATTAAATCTATTAGCGATACGACCCTTGAAAAGCTACGAAAAACATTAGCCGAAGGAGTTGAAGCTGGCGAAAGCATACCTAATTTAGCGAGCCGAATTAGTGGGGTATATGATGAGGCGAAGGGAAGCAGGGCGGTTAAGATAGCCAGGACTGAAACATCATCAGCTTCTAATAATGGAGCATTGGAAGCTTATAAACAAAGTGGCGTGGTCGAAAAAAAAGAATGGCTTTATACTTATGATAGTGATGATGAAGAAGAATGTGAAATATGTGCTGATATTGCAAGACAGGGTGCAATTGATATAGATAAATCTTTTAAGGGCGGATTTGATGCACCACCTGCACATCCGAATTGCCGTTGCACCGTTTTGCCGGTTATAAAAGATTAAAGGGGGAAAAATAATGGCTTTTAAAGCTAAAAGTGAAAAGTCAAGACTTAAACCTGATTGCAAAGATTTCAAACCGTTTTACTTTGATAGAGAGCATTGCAAATTATCAAATAAATGTGCTAATGCAGGAGGGGAATATAAAACAGATTCTTTTGTAAAATATATAGATTTGTGTACAGGTATTAGTCAAATAAGATTTGACAAATGGTTAAAAGAAAAATATTTAGGAGATAAATAATTAAAAAGAGGTGATTTTTAATATGCCAAAAGAATTAATACTTAAACAATTCGATAGTGAAGTAAAGGAAATCAAAGGTGAACGTGCCTTAAATGTAACGATTACCACTAATGACGTTGACAGGTCAGGCGATATAGTTGAACCGAAAGGGGCGAAATTAACTAATTTTAAGAAAAATCCTGTCGTGCTTATGGCACACGACTATCAGGGGCTACCCATCGGTAAAGCAAGTGACTTAACTAAAACCGATAATGGTATTACAGCTAAAGTAACATTCCCAGAAGAAGGTACATATCCGCTTGCCGATACAGTCTATAACCTGTATAAACAGAAGTTCATGAAAGCCTGGAGCATCGGGTTCATCCCTATTAAGTCAGAGGATATTGTTGATGATGAGAATAAAGATAGTAAGACGGTTAGTTATGGTAGACGATTCAAGTCTTGGGAGCTGTTAGAATTTTCAGCCTGTGCCGTGCCTGCAAATCCTCATGCCTTAACTAATATGTTAAGCAAGGGAATTGATGTTGAGCCTTTAAAAGAAGCTGGATTTATTGAGATTGTAGATGAGCCAAAAGATAAGTTTGTAGATAAAGAAATAATTCACAAACCAGAAGAAACTGACAAATATATCCGTATCCCAGTCGCTAAATGTGATATTACAGCCACAATCGATATAGATAAAAAGCAGGGAATAACAGCTTTATATTGCGGTAAAGCTAAAAAGGTGGCTACATATATATTTGAGAAAGCTAAAGGCTGGACAATGGCAAAAGCTAAAAAATGGGTTGAAGACCATAAGAAAGATTATGAAGAAGATGTAACTGAACCAGAGGAAACTAAATTAAATATTGAAGAGGTATTTCCTAATTTAGAATTTGATAAAGATAATGATAAATTTACAATTGACGGTGATGAAATAGTTGATAGGTTATATGAATTAACCAAAGAAAACAAAGAGTTAAAAGAAAAGTTAGAAGCGGTTGAATTAAAAGCAGGGGCTGTCTTGAATGCTAAAAATAAAAGCAATCTCAAGAATGCCCAAAACTTGATTCAATCTGTACTCGATTCTGCTGGAACTACAGAGGAAGATTCAGGAAAGGTCGTTGATGATAATAAAAATGATAAAGGAGATGATAACGTAATTGATATAGTGACCGATACAGTAGACGATATAGTGATAGATGAAGAAAATGAAGAAGCAAGAAAAGAAGCAGAATTTCAAGCAAAAATGGAAGCAATTATAAATCAATCAATGGACGAGAACAAAAAGTATTTCAAAGACAATTTAGATTATGTAT